AGTCTCCACGGCCTGCACCGCGCGCTCAAGGCGCTCCACTGCGAAGGGCGGCTCCTCGCTGTCCTGGGGCTCATCGACATCATCCCCTTCGCCGGGCTCAACGCCTTCGCGTACTGCCCGCGCCAACCCGTTGAGCTCATCGATCACGTCCTCGACGCCTGGCACCTCGTCGTCGTGGCCCAGCACGTCCCTCCAAATCCGCTCTTGCAATTCCATCTCGCTACCTCCTGTCTGTTGTTGGGCCCGCTGGACCTCCCAGGGCGCCCGTCGTCCCATCCGGCGGTACAACTCCTCGATGCGCTCCTCTACATCGCGGCGCGTCACGTCACTCAACTCAAAATCATCCAGGCCATCTACGGCCTGGTAGATACCATCTCGCACCGCCACCAACTCACCGTAATCGTTGACATCGGCGAAAGGCAGCCGATACCCAGACCAATCCTCGGAATTGGACCAATCGCGCAGCAGGAAAGCGCGTCCATACTCGGCCCAGTTGACTCGCTCGCCCTCGGTGGCGCGCTCCTGCAGCCGTGCGATGGCCTGCTCGCGATCCCACTCCTGCGCCACAGGGTATAAATTGATATCGCCGCAACCTATCCACATCTTCGCTCGGATGATCCTGTCGGGTGCTTGTGCACGCCATAGCGTGATTGTCGCGTTCGGATCGGCCGGCCGGTCACACAAACTAACCTCGGCGATCTCGTACTCCGTCACTCGCACCGTCAGCGCGTCCGCGTCCTCGTCCTCAATCTCCCAAGCCCGCGGATCGGCGTTGACGCTAAAACCTCGGTAGACCTCGGCCTTGACTTTTTTCCAGGCCTCGTCATCGACGATGTGAGCACCGATGTAGAGATCGCGGCTGTCCTCGCGCGGCGTGATCTCGCGCGCCACGCCCACCGCCGATAGCTGGTGCATCTCGCGGATGTTGCCCCACTTCGCCCACTGCTCGGCGGCGGCCCGCGTGGCGTCAAAATCCAGGATGGTCAGGATGCCGGGAATGTCCTCGACCGGCTCCTCTGTGGTCACCACGCCATAGGCCATCCGCTCCTCATCGTCCGTGCGCGTGATCTGCCCGCGCAACCGCAATCCCTGCTCTTTCAATCGCTTCAGATCCATTCGATCCTCCCCTCGTCAATAGCCCAAGTCATAGCTAATATAATTCCCTTTGTCCCAACTAATGCGGCCAACGAATGACCGCGGCGCCCACTCCATCCTCGTCAAAATCCACATAGACAGCCCCATCGGATTGGTTGTAGTATTGCTTGCTAAATGGCCCGATGGTGGCGATGGCACCACTAGCCACGCTCAACGTGCGCTCGGCGATTGCCAGATCACCGTCTATCTCAGCTGGCGTCTGCACCGTCACAGTGACGGCCCCTTCGGTATCATTTTCCAGCAGCACCATCTCGCGACCCGTGTTTGCAAACGATATACCATCCGCCGAGGCGGTGTTGGTCATTGTCACCGCTTGCCCCGAAGAGCCGGTCTCCTGTGCCGTCAGGCTCGCTCTTGCCATCTCAATTCTCCAGTTCCTGATCTAGCTCATCCTGATAGATATTTGTAATCGACCCAGCCTCTTTCTGAACCACACCTTGCACCGTCGGCCAGCGCCCGCGGTGGACATCCCGTTGTTCTTGCAAATCCTGCACTTTTGGCGCGTAGGGCATTGTGTTACCCGCGATGCCTACGATATTGCCCGCCAGCCCGCGCACCTCCACCGCCCAGGCCCGCCCCAGCGATCCGGTGCGGTCGTATGTGCTGCCCGGCGGTTTTGGCGGATAAGTCGCCAGGACAGCCCGCACGTGCTCAATTGCTCGCCGTGTGCCCCGGCGTAGCACCCGGTCGAGGTTGGCATCCAACCGCCGCTGGGCCTCGTCCAGCCCGCGCACCTCAACGACCACCATATCACTCATACTTGCACCGCCGTGACCAGCCAGCACCGACAGCGCGGATGCATCGGCGGCGCCGAGACTGTCATCCCCACGCTCTTATCCGCATTGCTAGCGTGGTGCCACGTCTGAGCGTCCAGCTGCGCTCGCTGCCCGTCCATTGGCCCACAAAGTGGGCAAACCAGATCATCCCGCGCGGTGCGCCAGACCTTGACAAACGTCAGGCCCAGCTCATCCCGCGCCTGCCGCCAGGAAACCAGGTTGCCCTCAGCGTAGACCCGCGTGCCCTCGGTGGAGGCGATCAGTTCCGCCCGTGCCTCATCCTGCAAAATGGCCGCCAGGCGGTCCACCAGCGCCGGGAAATCCTCCCGCGCCTCGACCCACGTCCCGAGCTCGGCCCCCACGCGCTTGGCCGTCGTCTCGCTCAGGCCTTGGATTAGCTCATAGCCATATTCCCGCGCCCAGGTCGCCGCGTCCGCGTTCGCCAGGCTCCAATCCAGCGTGATGTTCATCGCCTCAGCGAAGGCCGCGGCCGCGGCATCCACGCCCGACTGCGCCATCTCGACCAAATTGGGCGTCAGACGCGCCAGCTCATTGCCGTGCGCCGCGCCTATCTCATCAGCCAGCTCATCGATCAGGTCGTCATCGATCTCCTCGCCGGCCATCAATCGCTCGTCAATCGGTTTCAGCAACGCCCGCAGGTCGACGTCCGCGCCGGATTCAATCACGGCCTTGACCGCCTCGTCCTCGATGGCGAGCAGCACATTGTTGTCATCTGGCCCCAGCGGGTCGATCACTACCTCATCCTCGGCCCGCAGGATTTTGCCCGCCAGCTCAGACCGACGCGATTGCGAAAGGCCCATCCCACCTAGCCCCGGTCGTTGTGGCGTGTCACCGCCCGGCAGCGGCTCCAGGCCCAAATCACCTCGCACATCATTCGGCGTCAGCACGCCAATCGGCACCAACGTGCGTGCATCCTCGCGAATCTCCGCCCGCGCCCGCTCCTGGAGGCCGGGGAACACCAGGCCATAATCGCCATAATCGTAGAGCCCGAAAACCTGATCGACCGCCTCAACAATCAAACCCGCCAGCGGTCGTACGCTGCGCCGCTGCGTGATCACCTCCTGGCTATCGCCCGTCGCCCGGTTGACGTCCATCGTGAAACCGAGCTCCTGCGGCTGCACCTCGAACACCGCGCACACCAGGCGCACCAGGTAGGTGTCAAAATCAATATCTATCTGGCGTTGTGGAGGAAACGTCGCGTTCATCTCGGCCGGCCCCCACACGCCCCGATGGGGCTTGTTTTCGACCATCGCATCCCAGTAATCCTGCCATTCTGAGATTTGCGCCGTGGTCCACCCCGAGGGCACCTCGCCAAAGAAGGCCGGGACATTCGAGCTGTCAATCTCATCCGCCGCGTAGGTCATCCGCCGCAACATCGTCAAGGCCGTGTGCAACACCACCTCGGTCGGGCTCAGGCCGTAGAGCGATTGAGGGCGTGGATTCATTGATTCGTAGATCAGCTCCTCCGTCGTCAGGCTCGCCACGGTCACGCCGTCGATCTGCTGCTCGTAGGCAGTCTCTGGCGGTTCTGGCAGGATACCCTGATCGTTAGGGATTTTGGCGATGGTGGCCGCGTCGACCGGCATCAGACCGTAGAGATCGCCGCCGCGCGTGGGCCACGGATAAATGCAGGCCGCATCTAGCACCAGCACGTCCTCCAGCACCTCGGAAATCCATTGGCGCCAGGAGTAGCCCGGCATCGGCTCCGCCAGCAAATCCTCTAGCATACGAGCTGTGGTATCATCCGGGCCTTCGACCTGGTATTGCAACGCCGTGACGTGGCGTTTCTTGGCATTGATCGCCGCCCGAACGACGGCCACCTGCTCCGCCACAGAGCGCAGGAGCGTCGCATCGGGCCGCCCCGACCGCGGCTTCGATAGTAGCGTGCGCTCTTTTTCCTTCTTGCGCGGCTTCGGCATCGCCGGTGGCCCCGCGAATTCGCGGAAGGCCCGCCGGACGCGATCAAAAAACCTCATACGCTCCTCTTGGGATAATAGGCATTATGTAAGCTGCGCTTGATGTGGTATAATGTCCCTATGCGCGATCTAATCATTGCCGGCATCCTGATGATTGCCTTCTGCCTCATCCTCGGTCACCTCGACGCCGCCCTCGGTGCCGCGGCTGGCGTTGCTGTGCTGATCTGGTGCATCCGCCGCGACCGGCGTCTGTGATTCCACCAACACCGGCTCCTCGTCGGTCATATCGGCCCACCTCTCCAGCGTGACGGCGACGTACTTCGGCGCGATCTCAACAGCTCGGCAACGGCGGTTCAGGCGTTCGCAGGCAAGCACTTGCCCGCCAGCACCACAATACCAGTCAGATACAACACCGGCCTCATCAGTGAACAGGCTCACAACCCACTCAAATAACGCAACGGGTTTCTGCGTCGGGTGCATTCTTTTTTCACCATGCTCTGAAGCCTTCATCATCCCCATCCAACGGTGGGCAAAAATACGCGCTGGAGAGGGACTGCTAACCCAAGCCAATTCGCAATCAGCAAAATTGTTACTTGCCATCCCATCACGCTTATCCCAAACCAACCAACAGGAGGAGGGCGCCAACTTATCCGCATAATAGTTCGCTCCCCAAAGCACAACCACATCACCCGTATCCATCAGGTGAGCAGGGTCAAATGGTTCATCGTCGCCAACTACAGGCTCATATTCTCCAACTGGCCCCCAATTCCTCCCCCCTATTGACCCACGATTAGACCTCCCCTTCACCTTGACCACATCAGCACCATACGGCGGGTCGTGATGAGACAACTGCGCTTTCTCCCCATCCATCACCCGCTCCACCACAGCCTCATCGGTGCAGTCTCCGCAAATCAGCCGGTGCTCGCCCAACTGCCAAAGCTGGCCCGCCTCGACGCCCCACTTCTCCCGTAGCTCCTCGGCCTTGTCCACCTGAGCGCCGGGATCGTCGGGCGCATCCTCGGCAACCATCGCCGCCAGCGCCTCTTCAGCCTCGGCTTTCAATCGCTCGAATATCTCCTCCGTGCCTTCAGGCGCATCCGGCTCAACCACGTCAATCAAATCTTTGAGCGATTGCCCGGCTACCTCGGCCATCGCCGCCAGCGGATCGAGCGTGCTCAGGATCAATCGCTCCTGCTCCTCCGTCCAGGAACCCACCAATACCGGTACCCGCTCCCCGCGCTCGATGGCCCGTTTTTTGCGCAGGTGACCGTCGATCAGGCGCCCCGTGGCCTCGTTATACAGCGCGGCCCCGGCCCATCCAACCTCATCAAGCACCGCGTCCAACCCCTCCGCCTGGCCCGCCGGGTGGCGACGCCAGTTTTCGGGGTTGTCTGCCAACTCCTTCGGTGATCTATACTCTAATCGCAATTCATCCACGCTAGACCTCTGCTGGGATAAGGCCGATTATGTGAGCTAAATTATTGCTCATTTTCACCACTCGATTGCCCCTTCATCCAATCCAAAAATTCCTTGGCCGAGTCCGATCCGATCAATAGCCGTGAGACGCCGTAAAAAAGCGTGTCTACCTGATCGTCGTGTTCGGCCTCCGGAAACAGCACCAACTCATCCTCGAACGTATCCAACCACGGCGTATCAACGCGATGCAAAACGCGCCCGCTTTCGTAGTAGGGCGTGATTGCTCTTGCCCTTGCTACCTTGTCTCGCCCACCGGGATTGACCGCTACCACGGGCAGCCCAGTCTCTCTTTGCAACATCTGTCGAGCGCTTTTCCCGCTTGATTTGTCCTCGATCAATATCTCGCGTGGGCGCCATCGCTCATAAAGAGATTTCATAGCACTCAACAAATCTGGTGTTTCTAGCCGTGCCCGCATCACGTCGAGCACATAAACTGTGCCCTCCAGGAGCCCCAACGTCAGCCCCACCGACCAATCCGAGCTCTCGGTCTCCTCCCAGGCCGTGTCCCAAATCTGGATGACATCATCCAGTGCGGGAGGGACCGCTTCAAAATAACGAAACCACTCTCGCTTGAAAACTCGGCCCGCAATTGCCCGCAGGTCGTTGAGCTTCTCGCGTATCCATATTGAGCGCTCGCCCGAGGCCAACATATCGAAGATCAGTGCCTCGATAGGCCACTTCTCAGGCCACAGCACCTCAACGTCCTCAGTCAGCACCTCTACATCCACCAATTGCCCGTCGTCGTTGTAGACAGCCTCGTATTCGATGTCATCGAGATCGTGGCTCAGAATTGACGACTGTACCTCGCAGGACCAGACTGGATTATTGAGCAACGAATTGTAAATGTCCCGACCATTTGTCTTTAGCGTCCCGACCACGACCATTTTCGTGTCGGGCTCGCGGAGCTGCATAATGGTGCCATTGAACCACTGCCTTAATGTGCGCAATCGGCCGGCAGTGCGTGTGTTCTCATCTTCCTCCACGTCATCCAGGATAATTACGTCGAAATGCCCGCCCGTAATCGCCCCCCCCACACCTACCGCCTCAACCGTGGGGTCCTTCCCGCGTCGTGTGCGCTTCACATAGATTTTGCGTTGCTGCCAGGCGCCTTCACGCTCGCCGTCGCGATCAATCACGCCCGTCGCGTTGGAAATGTCCCTGTGGCCCACCATGCGCTCCCAGTGTGGCGCATAGAAATTTTTCAGGCGACGATTGCGCTCTAGCTCCTGCTTGATCACAGAGAGCGTTTTCTCGGCCTCCGTGGCCGTTTTCTGCACAATCAGTATTCGAATGTTAGGGTCCTCGCATATCCATCGCAGTGGATACGCTATGCAGAAAATCTCGCTCTTGCCGTGATCTCGCGGCCAAAAATCAGCCTGGAAACGCAGGGCACGGTCGTCGATGCGGGCGGCCATATCATACTGATGATCGCCAGGGAGAATGCCACCACGCCAGACCCGCGCAAAGATCGCACTATTCTGCCTCGCCGCCGCCTGCAGCTTGGTCTCTGAGCGCCTGCTCAATAGCGTTCAACTCCTCATCGCTCACCGTAGGTAGCTCCCCACTAACAGAGACCGCTTGCTTGCTGGCTGTTTCCTGAGCTGTCCTGTCGAGGATGCCCTCGGCCGCTCGCAGTTGCACCCGCTGATCCTCGGCACCAGCCATCAAGGAGATAATCCGATCCACCGCCGGGGGCGCGGCCACAGCCAGCTTCCGTTGCGCCTCCGCGATGTGCCGGGCGATAGTCGTATCCTGCCAGTGCTGTGCTCGCTCGGTGGCCAACGCGAGAGCGTGCTGAATTTGCGGGTCGCTCTCCCACCCATCCCGCGAAGGCCGGTCGTACCACGTGGAACGATTGCAGCAATCCGGTTCCCGGAACACATCCGACATCGACCGCCCTGGCGTGGCCGCAGCCTCGGCTAGCTTGAGCACCGTCGTACGCTGTTTGCGCGTCAGCCCGCGCAGCGCCTGCTCGATCTCGTATGTCATCCAATCCGGCAAGAAAGCTACCATCCATCCTCACCACACCACGCTATACGCCATCTGTACGGCTTGAATTTGCCTTCGTTGGGCAGAGCCGTTCAATACCCCCGCTTCACCCATTGACTACACGAAATAATTAGCTAGCATAACGAAACTTATCCCAGCTAAATAGTCGACTGGTGCGGGCTAACTAACTGCCGGTCACCTCGACCGCGTGCATCAATATCTCCACCTCGTCGGCCATCTCCATCGCCAGCCGGTTGAGGCGCACATCGTAGAGCTGATCCGCAACCTCGCGAAGGCGCCCGGAGATACTACGTAGCTCCACAACCGAGGAAACAACGCTCTCTGGAATCACCGCGCTCTCTACGGGCTTCTCTGCGCACGAATCCGCGCTATCATCGGCCAAATCGGCCAGCGCTGCCTCTACGCGGGGCTCCAGACGCTCCATCGCCGCCTCGGCGTCCGCTTTGCTGCCAAACCCCCAGGCGAGGACGTTAATGTACTTTCTCGTGGGCGCCTGCTCCTCCCAGAGCCCCTGTTGAAGCAATTCCTTCTCATCACCTTCGGCCTGGACGTACCAGGTCACCGACTGCCCCTTTTTAGCGCCGGTTCTTCTTACCCTCATCCTTGTAACCTCCCGAACCAATCCAACACATCCTCCAAATTACGTGCCACCAGGGCCGGCACATCCTCGCCGAAGCGCGTCATCTCATCAAAAAATTCACGCTCGCGCTCTGTGAGCGTGCCATCCTCCGCCTTCACCTCGACGGCTAGCCAGGCCACGCTGTACCGCTCCTGGTGCCAGCCACAAATCAGCAAATCAAAGCCGAGGTGAGCCAACTGCGATACATCCAGCACCAGATACCCCAGCCGCTCCAATCCATCCACAATCTCAGCCTGATTAGCGTCCCGCCGCGTGGCATATTGCGGCCTACCCTGTGTCATCATCCCCCCGCAGCCTATACGCCCATTTGGCGTGCCCGTCCTCGAGGACTTTCCGGCGCGTGAGTCGCCCGGCATCAAGCTGCCTCTTCAAGCGCCCCGCTGCCCGTTTGTAGGTCAACCCTGTATGCTCAGAAAATTGACGAATCGTAAATTCATCCTGTCGCAATTTGGGAGGCTGCGAAAATTCCTCCACCTCTTCCAATATCTGTCTTCTTGCGGTACGCTTCATAACGACTCCTCAGTTCTCAAGTCAACCTGGCGCTCAAAATTATGTATCTGCACCAAATCGCCATCCTCAATCTCCACGGCTACCAGCCCGTTGCTAATCACATTTTTGGACCGCGTAGCCTGCCGCCCGTACTCTCCCATCCCACAATACGATGGGAGCAGGATAATATCGGCGACCAGCCACTCATTGCCCAGACGAAGGCGCACCGTCTCACGCCATAGCTCGTGAAAATGTGCCCGAAAGACCAGGCGCGGCGGCAAATCACCGTGCGTAATCTCCTCAAGCATCAGGCTTTTGAGGTAGTACCGAAGCTGATTCCCCTCCGTCCAGCGACGGATGCCAATGGACGGCCCGTGGTGCGCGTAATCAATTTTGATACCGCGCACATCAGCCAGACCGTGGCCGATGACACCGACATCTACCTCGTCCGACTGCAACATCTCGGAGACCAACACTGTCGACGAGCCCTCCCGAAAAATATGACTACCAGTACCGGCTACCAAGCGCAGGGCATCTACATTGTCGTGCTGCACCCATTCCCGCATATTGGCGGCTGCGATCAGTATCTGATCCGCCATCCGCGTGCTGACCAATTGATGTGGGTATGTGTCCCCTTGCGTCAGGTCGCCGACGTGGAAAACGAAGATCGGATCGCCGTCAGCCAGTGTCATCACGCTGTTAATGTCCTGCTGATAGATGCGCCAGATATATTTTTGTGTAGCCGTCAACTCTGGCGTGTACGGCGTCAAATTGCCGGCCTCATCCTCATCATATAGCTCTATACCCGGTCGAAGGAGACCTAACTTGTGGCCCCCGTGGGTATCCGCGAGAAAGACAGCAATGACTCTCACAAACGCTCGTAAATACGATTGAATAGCGCCAGCTTCCAGCGCCCGCTATCACCATCACCCCATCCCGGGCATTCAGTATCGTGATAGTCGCAGTGCCCACGGACACCATCCCGCACCACTGACATCTCCTCGTGATTGATGGCCCAGACCGCCACGCGAGCTACGGCATCCATCTGCACATCAGCCGGGCGATGGATGTGCAATCGCCCCGCCATCCCGATGCTCAGGTGTGTGTTGCGATGCCCCGTGTGGTCGTGCCAGCAACCGGCGGTCAGGTCGTTGCACAAAAGCACCTCGCCTACCTCGGTCACCCAGACCGTATACGGGATCGAAGGGCGCCCCCCGCCTTTATGAATGTAATACCGGGCCATAGCGTGTGGAGACCCGGACAGCGTATGATGGATTGTCACGCCGTCGATCTGTGCGAGATCACGCACCCACCAACCGCCAGCCAGCACGCCAGGGCAATCATCGTTGGTCACCAACTCACCGCGTAGGTCGCGATCCCAAACGTGATCCGTATCCGGGCGAGCCTCCAGGATGCTTTCTAGGGATTCTACGCACGCACCCAACTGGCCGCGTTGCTCGCGCAGCTGCTCCGCGACCTCCAGAACCTTCTCCACAGCCTGACTATTCATTGCGCCCGAGTCCTTTTTAGTTGCCGGTTTTCCCTCTCTAGCTCGGAAACCCGGCGCCGCAACCGGTCATTTTCACGCCTGAGTGCCGACACCTCGTCGCGTAGCGATTCAACCGCCTCGCGAGCTTTCTCGGCCTCCTCGCGAGCGCTAGCGTGATCGGCCTCCAGCTCCTCTAGCCGATTGCATAGCCGCTCGTTTTCGGCCTGGAGGGACGTCAACGCCTTCGCCAGGCTCTCGACATCCGCCTGCTGCGCCGCCGATTCGACCTGCAACGCCGCGGTACTCGATTTGCGCCAGGCGATCACCAGGCTGCCGAGGCCCGAGATGGCACCGATGAGAGCGACGATGGTATCCACGCTCATTCAATTACCCGGCCTGTAGAGCCAATTTGTCAAGGTTCTTCTTGATGCTGCCTCCCAGGCTGGCGACAATCGCCGCGAAGGAAATTGATTTCAGTGCCTGGTCAACGAAATCCCCCAGACCCGGCATCACATCGAAGGCGATGTACAACACCAGATAGCTGAGGACGTAGGGCACCACGTTGCTGCGATAAAAATCACCGACCCGCGCCCAGTCGAACTCCCCACTGCGAATCGCAGCCGAGAGGCCCAGGCCCAAATCAACGAAAATCATCAACGCGATCACGTGAAACCTCGCATCGACGAAAAAGCCTGCCACCGCGTTCAATACATCCTCAATGGCCGGCATAGCGGGCACGTCCACGCCCGGCCCGCCATCATCCTCGGTGACCATCGCCGCGGTATCCTGATCCACCGGCGAGGCCGTGGGTTGCGGGCCACCTTCGCAACCCACGAAAACAGCGAGCATAATCACGCTTAGCACAACTAAAACACCAGCCGCCTTGATCTTCATCTGTAACCTCCGGTTATCCATAAACGCGAAAAAGCGCGTCGCCCACAGGAATCTTCCTGCAGACGACGCGCTTCTTACGCTAACATCGGGCCTGGATTATCCAGGCCTATTAAATTGAAGCGATCCCCTAGCGTGGTTCAGAAATCGCGTCCGCGCTCCCCCACGCCAGCGCTATGCCATCACCGCAAAAGCGCCGGATCCGCCCGTTCGATCTTTTTGTGCTCCACACGAACGGACGCCCCGGCGCAGTTGAAAGAAATGCTCATCTTGTCGGAGGTCTCAAGCTGGCCCTTTCTCTGTGCCAGCCAGGCCACCATCAACGCAGCCCTGCCGCGCAACCGGTGGACTTTACCGTCAATCTCGACATTGACCATACTAACCTCCTGCACAGATTATACACAAATCCCCCAGATTGTCAACCGAAGGCCAACCGTCTTGAAGCCAGTTGGAATAATTGGCGTTATGTGCGCTGCCTGCAAAATGACTCGCCCAAAAACCCCCCTATTTTGCCCAAAAACTTTAAGATTAGAGGCTGTTTTCGACTTGGCAATGTACCACATTGTGGTACAATATAATCAGTTGAGAGAGAGTGAGCACAAACAGGGAGATGAGATGAGATTTCAACACCTAACCCAAGAGGAAAATATCCAGAAAATCAAAGACAACGGATTCTCTTTAGAGTTCGTCGGCCAGAATGGCGGCGACGATCTGGGGACTGGGATTTACCTCACCCAAAACCCCGAGATTTGGCGGACTCATCTCCAGGACCATTCTCTGAAAACCCTAGAGGTCGATGTCGAGATGGACAACATCATCAACTACTCGGACATCGACCTGGGAGCCGCCCGGGAATGGATGATCGAGAATGGCTACCTGACCGGGGAAGAAAAATCCCCGGAAGACCTCCCTGAGAAAACTCGAGCCATCTTCGACGCACAGGGAGATGAAGGTGGCTTCAGGTGGCTGACGGCTCAATACCTGAAAGACGAGGGATATGATGGGTACTGGTACCGCGATGAGGAAAATCGCGGCTACTTCGAACAGTTGGTGGTTTGGAACTTAGATTCAATAACCAAGATCAAGTAGGGGAATGAATCCCCAAAGGAGACAAATGATGCCTAAATTACTGCATAGCGTAAAAGTAGACGGAGAGAGCGTGAAAGCCGGAACCAAGGTTAAGTACATCGGGCCAGCGCCGAAGGCCGGTAAACATCCGCGCCATCGAGAGCAAGTGGCGATCCGGCTGCCCGATGGGCGCGAGGTAAGCGTCGACGCAAGCGCAATCGATGCCCACAGCTTCTAGATAGGTTATCGCCCCGCTCGCCCAACAAGCGGGCGGGGCAAAGAAAAATTATGTACTTCAAGATCGCAGGAATCAGTGTAAAGGCAGAGCGGACGAAAAGGGGGGGGAAGCATTTCTTAGAAATCCAGGTTTGGACCTCCCCGCACGGGAAAAATCTGGACGATGTCGGAAAAATTCAGTTCTACCGAATTCCATTCGTGTAGATTTTATCGCCCCGCTCGCCCACAGCGGGCGGGGCAAAGGGAAAATATGCCTAGAAACGAATACACCAACGTCCGATTATCACAGGAGCGAGGCCCGCTCCTAGAAAAAATTTGCGAGCATCTGGCCCTCGATCCCAATGAGCACAGCGGCAGGCTGGAGGCGATTGATTTCGCGCTCCGCAAGGCCGCCGAGCTCATCGAGCAGCCAGAGCCGAGCGCAGAGATCCTCCGGTATCTCTCAGGCGCCATCAGCGCCGGGGAGATCGAGGACGACCAGACCCGCAAATGGGCCTACCTCCGCGAGCTCGACAAGATTCGCGAGCAGCGAGAGCACCAGCTCCGGATGCTCGGCTACAACCAGGGTATGCTCGATTGGGGAGATTTTCCCATTGAGCACAACCCGGACGACGTCCGGAGCCGGGAGGAGCAAGAGGGAATCGTCCGGCGCCTGAAGGAAGAGCTTGGCTATGAATGAGGGTATCTGCATCGAATGCGGCCGATTGGCCCGCGGTATCCCGGTCGAATCGGGTGGAATGATCCTCTGCGAGAATTGCCTCCAGCAGCTCTCACAGCGACACCGAGGCGGCGGACGATTCAATCGGTTCCGATCCCCGCGAGAAAAATCAGCCCAGCGCGCCCGCGGATGGGATACGGACGAGCCAATAATAATTTAGCGTATGGCCCCGCTCGCCCAACAAGCGGGCGGGGTAAAGGAGAAGGTGATGGAGAAACCGACCGAAAAATGGGACCACCGGGAATGGTGGGGCGATAATGCAGCAGATGGGCCACCCGAAATTTGTCCCGAATGCGGGCAGCCGACAGAGCAGCTCGACGTCGGCGAGCCCTACGGGCCAAGGTTTGAGCCGGTTATCTGCCCTCGCTGTCGAATCGAATGGGTAGATCCCGGAACATAATTTTATCGCCTCGCTCGCCCAACAAGCGGGCGGGGCAAAGGAGAAAAACGATGAACTTGGTAGGCAGGGTATATCTGAAAAACTACACGGGAGGCGAGCACCACAATACAACTTACAATCTGTACGCAGAATTCTACGAGCGTCCCGAGAATGATGAGACACTTGTAGAAATGCGTGGGTATCGGGCAAGCGAGGACATTGAAGAAAAGAAACCGCACGTAATGTCACCAGCCCGACCATTATTTGAGGCATTGAAATAATCAAAGCCCCCGCTCGCCCAACAAGCGGGCGGGGCAAAGGAGAAAAATGGAGATGACACTTACACAGCTCCTCGCACAGATTAAGTGGCGGTCTGTCACTGAGTGCGAGGTACACGGCGGAAGCACAAAGGGGGTAGATCCAAACACCCTCTCTCAGACCAGAGTGCGAGAGGATGGACACAGGTTCAAGCCCTGTGTGACTTACGATGACCGCACTTGGGAAGGTACTTGCCTGAAGTGTGGGATGGTTGCCCATCTCACACCTAAGGGAAAGGCTTTATCGGCCACCTTTCGTCAGCTACGAAAAAGCCGCACAATTAAGAGATCGCAGAATATCAATAATGCCTGAGCGAGTATGAACAACAGGCCCCGCTCTTAACCGGGCGGGGCAGCTCACACAATCGAGTTTATCTAAGCAAAAAGCCCCGCCTATTTAAGGCAAGGCCCCGCTCGCCCAACAAGCGGGTGGGGCAAAGGAGATAAAAATGGCATTGGGCTACTTTCCCCCTCACGAAACAATGGATCAGGAAAAACTACAAAAGATGATCAAGCATCTTGAATCGGGTGGCGAATTACCGCCCGTAGTTGTCGCGGGCGAATATGCGTTCACCGGCTCCCATCGCCTGAGAGCCTGGGAAGCCTGCGAAGAAGAGCCAAATACGATTGAAATAAGCAATCAGGACTACCGAGCAGCAATGGATTTGCTCGACCTGGATTGGCGATATGATGAGCCAAACGAGCTAAATGAATTCTGTGCTGCGCTATACTCAGTTACAGATAATGATGCTATGAAAAAGGCGCTAGAGGATCAGCGCGGCGGATACAGATTTTAAGAGGTAGAAGCCCCGCTCGCCCAACAAGCGGGCGGAGCAAGTCCGAGGAGAAGATAAAAATGACTAAGCGAATCCCAGACTATCCAGAATTCGACGAAAACCAGCACGTGTATACCCTCGCCACTGGCGGAGGCGACGGGTGGTGCGCAACGCCACCTATTCAAACCGCGATTATGGAGGATATGCAAAATGCTACCAATTCATCCGATATCGATCTGGAGGACTGGATCACATTCGATTTATGTGTACAGCTACGCAGTGACCCAGAACCCCACGTCGTGGCCAGGTTCGATTTGACCACGTGGAAATGGCATTCTAAGTAGCACCCATCACCCCGCTCGCCCACCTAATACTAAAAAGCCCCCGACCACTTCGATGGTCGGGGGCTTAACACTTCATCCACGTCCTCACAAATCCCAGTTGCTCACCGGTGACGCCCTTCGGTGTGCCCTCTCCAGATCCACCTCCGCAATAGCCACATATCGTTTGACCATCGCCAACGACGTATGCCCCAGCAACCGTTGGAGTTCCAACGTCTTACCGCCATTCCGAAGGAAATTGTAGGCATCGGCTTCCGCAAGATCTCCAAGCGTGGGCGCAGTTCCCCGATCAGAGCGCCTCTGATAATCCAGGTACTCCAAAAACTCAGCCACGCGCTCGCGACCCTCGGGGTCCAGCTGCCTGATCTTATAAAGGAGATTCTGCTCCGTCTCCTCTCTAGCAGGTACATCAGGAAGTAAGCCAGCTTTTCGAAAAACTATATCAGGTGAAACCCGAAAGGCGTGTGCTACCCCACGACAAAATTTCTCACCCGGATTACTCCGACCATTTACAACCATACTAACCTGAGCGGAAGACATCCCCGCTTGCCTGGCTAGCTCAGAGTAACTCCAATCCCGCTTTTGAACCTCGTCTATTATCCACTCGCTAAACGATTCATTAACCATATCTAATGCCCATTATAACCTTAAAATTGTTAAATGTGTTCAAAATACCCCTTGACAAACTTAACGATGTATGATATTATTATAAGTGCATTAAAGGAATTGCTTAATGAATTTACAGGGGGGAATAATGATCGCCAGAACAGTAACTATAAGAGAGGATCAAGACAAGAAGCTGCTCAGGATAGCAGCACAGCGACAATTGAAGAAGGAAACCAGGGTAGGAAGATCAGAGATACTCCGTGAGTATCTGGATCGCTCCTTCGCCCTATCGGATCTCTCTATAGCCGCACTCACCCAGGTTGCGAAAGATGAAGGTCTAGATAATTTGGACGAGGCCGTCGAGCATCTCGTCCGTAACGGAGGATGACAATGAGACCATCACACACCACCAAGGACGGACGCGCCGAGTGCCTCAACTACCGCAACGGCTCTCGCTGTGGGCGCCTGGGGCGCACCCTGGTCGAATTCTACGATCACCAGGGACGTCATCAGTACCCCGTCTGCGACGAGTGCCGCGTTGCACTCGTGGCGGAATATGGCGCCCGCGTGCTCGGCGAAGACCGGGCCGGGTACAAGGTCCGTGTGACCGGCTACGGCGGCCTCCAGGGTCGCGAGTACATCGAGGTGTCGTAATGGATAGCTTATGCGAAGGATGCGAGCACTACAAACTAACCCCAGTACCAGCCAGGCCATTTGACGATCCGGATGGTAGCCAGTACGGGTTCGAGAATCGACGCTTGTGCCTGGCAGGCGATGACGATCAATGTCCATTGGTCGCCGAGATGGAGCAACAACGGGAACCCGTAAAACCCTGCCCCACCTGCGGTCGCGACATCGACGGGTATGCGGATTGTCCGCGCTGCCTGGAGATAGAACTCCTGGCAACCACCGATGCCGCCCGTCAACGCCAGCGCATCCAAGACATCCTGGAGGCCAGCTAAACGCTCGGCCTTCCCCACAGGAGCTCGACGGGCGCCCCGCCCCGTTCGTCGAGCTTCCGTGGGGGCAGCTGATCACACACGCCCCATCTGATAGGTGTTGATTCACCTGGGGCCTCTCGCGAGGCGGAGCACACACTACACACACCCAGTACAAACTCACGGCCGGCCCACCGATAGCTCCCCGGCCATCAACCATCAAAAGGAGGGTAATAAAAATGGGACACCTCGTAGATTACGAGAACGCAACTGGAGAAATCGAAAAAGCTCTAGCGGCTATCACAGTAACCAGGCGGAAGCAAAGCAAATCGAAGGCCTGGAGCTGGGCCACCCAAGCCGCTGAGCACGCCACCCGCGCCGGCATCTCCAAGGCCCTACAATTGCTGGGCAACGAACGCTGGCCTGATCCCTCGGCGCTAGAGGAAGCGCTACTAGCGCTCCAATCCAAAACCAAAAACGATTTTCGCATTTTCAACGCCAGCGGGCATTCCATTACCCAGGCTGGTGTAACTGTAGTAGACGAACACACCATTCCCAACATTGATGTCACCAACCCGGAAGAAGTGCAAGCGTGGGGATTAAAAATCGCTCACCGCGCTGCCCCCTACATAGAAGAAGGCGCCTATCTGGCATTGCCCGGAATGTCACTCCTGGCAACGCACGTGATAACAGCCATCCACGGCTTGATAGGCTTCTACCCTCGTGTTGCCTGGGCCGTCCACCAGGACGGTCAGTTTAGATGGACAGCAGAACAAACCTCAGACCTCCAAAATTTCCGGTTGGAATCCCGTAATAGCCGCTAATTACAAACCAACAGCAGGGGCGCGGCCCCGCCGTCTGACCAGCGGCAACGGGGCGCGTAATCCCGGCACCACAAGGCCGCGCTGGGGCTGCCGCCGAGGAGCTGAAGGCCCCCGCCTGGTGAAAATCCAGGCCGCCCCTGTTGTTAAAGATCAAGGAGAAAGCGATGCCCCAGACACAAATCGTCCAAGCTCAACCGCAGACGGACACCCAGCAACTCCCAGCCAATTTGTCCGATCTCTTCGGCGGCGACGTCACCATCTCTGATGAGGTCTATGGCGACGACGCGCGCTCGGTCAAGTGGGTGCTCTGGAGCCAGGCCATCGAATCCTGGCTGCAGCAGAAAAAGGACCAATCAGAGCATACCGCCAGCGCCTATCGCATTGCCATCGAGACATTTTTCGAATGGGCCGAGTGGTTTTCGGGGCACGCCGTCTACCCCGGCGACGTCAACAGCGCAATGACGACGGAGTTCGCCGCCTGGCTCCGCAGCGAGGGTAAAGGCATCGAGCGTGACCCGGACACCGGCGGACGGGCACCCTGGGAACGCGACGAGTTCAACGCCCGGCACGCGCCCGACTGGATGCGCTGGGAGGACGGGGACGGGACGCCCTACCTCCGCCGCGTGGTCCGAAATGACAACGGCGAAGTCGAGCGCATCGAAGTCACCAGGCGCGGACCTCTGGCAGTCTCGTCGGTCAACCTCAAGTTGGCCGCCGGGCGCAACCTCTACGCCTCGGTGCGGGCCAAATATAACCGGCGCCTGCCCGACGGCCGCACATTTTCCCTTTGGCCCGCCGATGCCGTCAACCCCTTCGACCCTGAAATAATCGACCGGCACAAACCCCCCAAGAAACGGGCCAAGTATCCCTCGGTGGAGGAGCTCAAGGACGTACTCGCGTCCATCAACACCGAGTGTCTGACCGGGAAAAGAGACTTCGCCCTCATCTACGGCTTCTCACAGACCTGCCGTAGGTTTTCGGAGTTCATCAATCTCCAGTGGAGCGACATCGAGCACACCCCCATCCCAGACGGGCCTAACGCTGGCGGGTATCGCGTCGTTTATAGCATCGCCAAAAAACGACGCGAGGAGGAAGCCGTCGAGGTGCTCGATCAGGCGGTATATCAGAGCATTTGCGCTTACCTGGAAGCCGCCGGACGCCTCGACCGCGAGGCGGGGATCGAACCCGATCCCGATGAGTATGTCTGGATTCCGCTCTTCCCCGAACGCATCGCCCGCCTCTGCCCCGACGCCACCCCCGAGGAACTCGTCGAGATGGCGACCACGCCCATCTCGAACACCACGTTCAACGCCACCCTCAAAAAATACGGGCGACGAGCAGGCGTGGATGCCGAGAAAATGCACGGGCACGGGTTGAGGCACGTGGGCGCCAGACTGCGCTACAAAAATATGAAGCGCAAGGGGAACGTAGACCCCCAGGTGTTGCAAATGCTCCTCAAACACGAAGGGTTGAACACAACGATGGTCTACATCAACAAAAACCTGGAGGATCCAGAGGACCCCGGAGGGCGTGAGGCGGCTTTGGAGCTGCTCAGGGCGGCCCAGAACCGCCGCACTAAGAAAGGAGGGCCTGGCGGTCAGCAGAAGGAAATGATTTAGCTAGCATAATAAACCATATGCGAGCTAAATCTTAGCCGCCCGCCAACCGGTTTCAACTAGGTAAAGTGTAACAAATCGGCGGGGCAAAATCAAGAAAAGTACATCAAATTGCCCCCAACTAGCGAGGAATTCGAGTGACTGAGCAATATTTGACCTGCAAATTCAAAATCCACAATCCGTCAGCGCATAAACGCGCCGTGATGGACTACGCCCTAGAGGAATACACGCGGGGCTACACGGAGCTTTTGGACTACGCTGACGAGCACCTGGAAAAAATCAAACGCAATGGGCAATACCGAGATAGCTACACCGGTATGTCCATCTCGAACCTATTACCCCGCCCCGAGTGCCAGGTGCACAGCAGCGCCAAAGGCGCCCTTCAAAGGCACGTGGCCGCCAACATCGCTTCCTACCTGGAGCTCCTGGGAGAGGATGACAATACCGGCTACCCAATGGGACGCGACCCTGATCCGCAAGGCTATCCTAATGCGCTAGATAATTTTGTCGGGGTGGGAAGCGATCTAGAGGACTTCGAGGAATCGGTGCGCAGGCTCAAAAAACGGGCAGCCGGGGCAGTAATGCCCATCTACTTCAACCGTTCCGATGGCGCCGCGCAAACCAAATCCGGATCGGCCCGAAACCGCAATTATTCTCTACTCACCACGCCGCAACGAGATAAACTGCTGGCCGCGCTATGGTTGCTGCCCGGACGCCACGAGTTGTGTCAGCCCCTGGGAGCTACCCAGGGCAACCTGATCAAGGTGGGTACCGGCGAGGTATTCACATCCAACAGCAGCACGGCCATACTGGTCCCACTCGAACTGGGCCGCAATCAATGGCAACAGAGGAAATTCATTGAGCCCGCGATGAATGGCAAGATCGGCGTGCAAACCGCCTATCTAGTCCGAGATGACTACAGCAATGATTACTTTTTGCACATATCCTTCGCCTTCCCGTGCGCACGCGAGTATGAACCTCAAGCCTTCCTGGGAGTGGACCGCGGGGTTTTTTACACAATGGCCTACGCCGTGGTCGACAAACAGGGGCGCATCCTGTTGATGGACCACAACGAGGACGGCTTCCGCGACCACAACATCACCACGGGCAAGCGGATACAGGCTATGCAGCGCCGTGGGAAGGCGCCAACTTATCGAGATTATCAGCGGCAGGAGCGGGAGGCGATTCTGCATCGCCTGGTCAATCAGCTGCTCGACGTGGCTCAGGAACACCAGGCCAAAATCGTGATGGAAGACCTCAACATCCAGATCAGGGGCAAATTCTACAAATCGGCCTGGAGGAAATTCTACAAAATCACAGAGTACAAAGCCCGGATGGCTGGCATTCCTATCTGGAAGGATGGCATCTGGGCCGCCTACTCGTCCAAAATTTGCATCTACTGTGGAGCGCTCAATAGGGACCGGAAACGCGACGGGAGCCCTTTCACGTGCCCCGAATGCGGCGCGGTCTATCACAGCGATGAGGGGGCTGGCGTGAACATAGCTCGCCGAGCGCTTTATCATAAATCTGAATGGGAAGATCGCGGTGGGTACAGAGCATTCCATCGCGCGTTCGCAAAAGACGGCCTTTTAACAACAGAATAAGAGTTGCGACGGGTTGCAGTCTCACAACCCGAATCTGAAGAAATCGTGTATCACTGACCGCTCCACGGTGGTTAGGTTGCGTTCTCATCGGATTAAAGCTGAGAGGGTGCTTTGCACCCAACCGTCGCAGCAGTTGCAATGCGCGGAAGTCGATGGCCTGCGTTGAGACTAGTTGCGCTTTTGCCACGGTCCCCACGCCGGATCGTTGCAATGCGCGGAAGTCGATGGCCTGCGTTGAGACCTCTGTGGTAAAATACGA